CAACTGCCTACAGGTTTTAAGGCAAAGTATATGGCATGGGCGAAAGTTGCCTCCATATTTAATGAGAAGTGTCCTGGATGGACACATCATACAAAAATGAATGAACAAGATGGTACACCGTTATTTGATGCACCTGATGGTTCTATGTATTTTATTTTTTATTTTCAAGATCCAGAAGGTAACAAATTTTCTGATTTTATTTATCCAATAATGGGTAATAACAAAAAAGCATTAGATAGAGATTCTATCGATGCTAGAGAAATATCAGATACACAACGTAGAGGTTTTGTTGCACATTGTGCATTTCAGTTTTCTTTAGGATATGAACTATGGGCTAAAGAAGAAATAGAGGACAATGAACCACATTTAAAAGTTGTACCCAAAACCCAGCTTAAACCAGAACCTATCAAGAAAAATCAGTATAGCAAAGATGATCTTGTTAGCATGATTATGAATGAACTGAACGTTAAGATGAAAGATGACGAACAGAAAAAGTTATGGGTGCTGGCAAAAGCAGGTCAATACAAAATTACAGGTAACGGATCTAAACTACAACAAATGACAGTTTTGCAACTCAAAAACTGTCTCAAGGAGTTAGAAGATGGAAAATTCTAAGGACTTTCCAAAAATTCGTATTAATGCACTGATTGATCGAAAAGCATATAAAAAAATGCAACAAGAAGTGCAA